GGATAAGTTTTTTCCAGTGGCTTGGCGGTGGGTTCATAGCGTAGCATAGTTTAGCATGGTAAAGCGTTAAAGTTGTGAACCATTTACTGCATAAAAAAATACACGCTAGATTTTTATCTCTAGCGTGCACATAATTATCTCCAATCTAATACTCTAAATTTTACATAAAATTTTCCTGCTTGAGATTCATAATCAAACACTTTAAAACCTATCGTTATTACATTAGGCGAATTAGCATTATAAACTAAATTAGCATTATATAACATCGGTGTTGGATTGCTTGATTTACCGTCAATATTTACAATTGCTTGTACTTCAAAACCATTGAAAATATTTTCATCTGGTAATCCAATTGTTGAAATAGTCGTTGGATAGTAATTTTCATATGATGGATTAGCACCTGACAATGTAAAATTTGTTGTTTCTTCATATCGCACATTCGGTGCAATGGCTCTCCACACGCTCCATGAACTTCCGTTCTTTTGACGTGAATAAATATTAGCACCATAATCCCCAGTGTTATATAAATACTGTAATATTTCTGAACTTGAATTTTTAATAGTTTGTATATAGTAATGCCCATTTGTTAAATATGAATTAGGTAAATTTGTATTTACAGCACCAGAATCCGAATCGCATGTTACTATAATATTTCCATCTAATGAGTTAGCATTAATACCAGTCGATGTTTTATTTATTATTAGATTTTCATTATTAATTCCAGTCCAATCATTCCATATACTACCCGACCTTTTTCTGCTCCAAATTTTACCTATATTATTATTATGCATTGAATTAGACGCGATTTTAGTGATAACTTGTGTTACATATAAAATTCCAGCCAGAATATAACTATATATATTTACTATTACAACGTCGCCAACTACTAAATCGCTAGGTACATTGCTCCATTTATCTGATAGATAAACACCTGTCCATGTATCATTTAAACCATAATTAGTCGAGGTAAAAAAGAATGTATTAAAATCAATTTCAGCATCGTATTTTATCTCCCTATGTGTACTACTAACTCTACGCCATAAATCCCATTCCTTACTAGTATTTACATATGCCCTAGTGAAACAACTTCCATCGTTTAAATATAAAGTTTGTTGAATAGTTATTTCAACAGCTTCAGTACCAGTATGTCCTACGAAACACCAATACATATCTCCTGATACAATATTAGCAGGGTAATTACTTAATGTTGAAAGTGATGTACCATAATATATGCCCGTTGTAGTCCAGTTATTTAAATCCTCGATAGATTCATCATGTGTTACATATATTAGACTGTCAACATCAAAAAATTTGTTTACATTGTTAGCAACACTTGATTCAATCATTGCAGGGGCATTTGAGGTAAGCCATTTTTCTGTATCAGTTTTTACCAATTGTGGAACTACCGCAGGTATATCATCAACAATTAATTGCATATCAGATATACTTTGATTTACTTGATTCATAAATTGCTGATTTTCTTCTGTGACCCTATTTTCAAATTCTTCTTGTTGTGTTGTCATTGTTTGCTTGAACGTTGCAATATCATTGTTAATAGCTGTTTCAAATTCTTGCGTTAATTCCAAAATTCTAGTTTCAAAAGCGTTTTGCTTGTTTGTTATTGTTGTTTCAAATGTATTCAATTGATTTGTAATGTCTGATTTAAAGGTATTAATTTCATTTGTTATTTGTTGAATAAAGGTATTAATTTGATTTGTCGTTTCTTCTTCAAATGTATTTATTTCCGTTACAACATTTTGACCGAATGTGTTGTAATCTTCAATTAATTTGTTTATTTCTTCTTCAAGTTTATTAATCTTTTCTACATAAGATAAACTCTCATCAAACACACAAGGTAAAACCCTTTGTGTCCAATAGTGAATATTAGGTACTTTTGTAAAATCAATCATTTTAATACACTCCTTACCAAATTCCTAAAAATAGTTCGTCTAAATCGTCAATAATCATCATGTCAATATTTAAAAATGTTTCACGATACATATTTAATAATTCGCTTTCGCTTGCAGTACCATTATTTCCTTTTCTTGTTAATGTAGTGTCCTCATCTAAATTCCTTTTGTCTGTACTTGTTCCGCTTGTTGTAGATTCTGTTTGCGATGTATTTGTTCCTGTATTTGTATTTTTATCTTGACCATCATCTACTGTCGCACTAGTTAAATATTTATCGTTTAATATTTCATTAGGTGTAGTTTGTGCTTGTGCAATATCGGAGAACTTACTTATTTTTCCATAATCTGTTGTATCTGTACTATTGAAATTATTTGTATTATTACCTGTTCCAGACGTGCTAGAAGTTCCCTCACCAGTAGTTTTTGATTTTCTACTAAACACTTCTTCCAAATCAATAGTGGATAATGGGTCTATTTTTAGTTTAGAAGATTCATACATTTGATTGTAATATGGCATTATTTCATTCATTTTTTGGTTTAATCTGTTCTTAAATAATGCTTCTGTTTCAAACCCTATTTCACGAAAATAATAATGTTGAATTATTTTGTTATTCAATTGTTCTCTGTATGATTCATCAAATATAGGATAATCTTTTAAGCCTAAATCATAGTTACCCTCAATTAAATAACGTAATTCAATCGTATATCGACTCATTTTCATCACCCTCTTTACATTCTTTCTCTAAAGGCTCTTGTCTTAATTCAACATCAATATTTGTTCCATAAAGTTTATTGAATTTTTCACATGCTTGTTTTCTACAAAGTAATCCAACATCACCACATAATTGTACCAATTGATTATTTGCGTTTACTTCATCAGTGATTAACCTTTCCCGTTTGTCTGTATTAGCATTGTTTATACCATACCTTGTCAAAAATTCATCTAGAACTTTGTTAAACAGTAATGTCATGTCATTACCGATAAACGGTGCGTCTGTTTTCAATACTTTAAATTCGGTGTCATTGAACGTGTCTTTATATCCGTATATAGCTGGCTCGTTACCGTCATATTGCATATAAATATTTTTTAATGTCAACTTTTTATTATCAGGACACAACATTAGCAATGGTGTTTTCTGTACTCTAGTATTTACATCTATCGTTCTTCTGATATCATATAACCTAAGAGCATACTCACAGACAATTCCTAAGTCTGGCATTTTGGTATAATTGTTGTAAATCAGTGCAACATCTTGTAGTTTATATGTTTTGTGATAGTCAAGAGAATATGCGTTTATTTCTTCTGGCTCTTGATAGATATTTAATGTATTCGATTCGGAATATCTTAAATTCAGCATTCCATACAAATCATCATTTACAAATACTGCTTTTCCATCTTCGAACAAACACAATTCTATGAAACGTTCGTTCATTGATTCAGGTAAATTTTTCCATTCATACCTAGACAATAGCAAATTTGCAAGATATGAATAGTACATCATAAAAGCTGTGTTGTTTTTATACCCACACAAATTAGTATCCCATGGTTTACGTTTTCCCATATTATCACCACCTATTTTTTATCGCTAGTATTATATTTGTATGCTGAATAATTTAAAAATGTTGATGTATCATGCCAAATTCTTACACCACTATTAAATACATTTTTTATCACGTTCATATCATCTTCTGGCACATCACCATCAATAACAACTTGTGATGTTTCAATATAATCAAAATTAGAACGATTATTATAGTTAACAGATTTAAAATCGTTTATAGCATAACCAAATTTATCGAAATAGTTATCTATTTGTTTAAACTGTTCGTATGATAAACGATAATAACATACAGTAAAGCAAAGTTTTTCTAATGATAGCATTATGTTTGCACTGTTGTATGTCCCATTTGCTTGATTAGGTTGTAATGCCATATCAGCTTTTTTAGCATAGAAATTCCATATTTGTTCTCCTGTTGATACAAGGTTATTTACAGTGTTATTAATTTGCGTTCCTAGTGAAGCAATTCTATTTCCGATAGCCCCACCAATGGCATTAAATTGTCCTTGTGTCGTTCTAGCACTATCCATTTGCGCGCCTGCTCCTGCATAATTTCCTGCTCCACCTGTTAATGATGAAACCATGTTATTAAAATTGTTAACCCCTGCATTAATTATAGGTGTTAATTGCTGATATTTTAATGTGTTCTGATTAAATGCTAGCCATTGCTGATATGTGTCACTTACCCATGAACATTGCGGATATCCATTTAAAATTAATCCCTCTGTTTCATCGCCTAATCTATAATTGTATGGATAGCATATAGCGCATGACGGTGCTAATGGTGTTGCACTAATAACAAATGTCATTAAATCACCTGTTGTATATTCGTCTATATCATCAAAAAATTCTTGTCTATATGTTACCGAACTTCCGTTATTGTTAGTCACAACTATTTTAGTAAATGGAAATGTTAAAAGTTTCTTATTATTCGGTGTAACATAATGTGGCGAAGCACCAGGGTCTGGTTGTATATCAATTTTTGTTAATTTGTTTGTTCCGTCATGATATGAAAGTGATGTCCATGTATAACTATCTGTGGAATCACTATTCGGATTATATCCTAATGGAACACCCTCTCTAAAGTTTACATTATTTTCTCCAATAAATTCTTTAGCTACTGCATAAATCATTATTATTTCCTTAGAGTGGTTAGCTTCTGCTACTAAATATTTATTAACAAATGATATGAGAGAATCAGAAGAATAGAATGGCACATAATATAATCCAGAATATACACCGTCTATTGATTTAGTTTTACATTGTTTTACAAATTCGCTACCATTCCAAAAAGTTACACAAGCAACGATAAATATTAAACCTTTTTCGCCCAAATCGTATCTTTGAGATTTTTCTTCTACATAACGTAAATTTGTGAAACCCTCTGGCTGTAAATTTGCTCCGATAGTATCTTCGCCTTTTGGAATATGTTGACGTACAATGAATGATTCATGAAAATTTAAAGCACTTTCCCATGTCTGCCATACATCTGTACTGAATCTAATTTCAGTTACATTTGCGTTTATATATTCTAGTGAATCGACAAAAGCATAGAACCATTTACTACCAAAATGGTCGTTTCTATACATCATATAATTAACATTATATAGTGAATCTTTGCTTTTATTAACTCTAATTGCTCCGTTCCCCTTAACGTAACTATACCCGTTAACGTCTGTTAAGTTGTAAACAGTTTTACTAATAAAGTAATTTGCTCTAGCTTCATCATTATTTTTAAAACTTAACACGTTGGTATAATCACTAAAAGGAACGGAACATAACCGCACCTTTGAATCTGGTGTAAAAGTCATGTTCCGTATCTCCTTTCATAAACTATTGAGCAGGTTTGAATAAAACAGCGTTTGCAAATGGACTATAACCATAAGTTTGCCATACATGGAAGAAGTGTTTTGCACTCATGTTGGCAGGATTTACGAATGTATTGAAATACTTTGTTTTATCCCAAATTTTAATAAATGCTGAATCACACAACATTGCATATGCTGTAATCGGGGCTTCCTCTGTTCCACCAAAATCATCTACAACAATTGTTCTTCCCATAAATTCAACCTTTGAAAGATTAAACGCTGTTGCCAAACTATCTACATCAATACTTGCCATTACTTCAGGGGTTGCAATCAAAACTTGTTGCTCTTTAGGTGTAAAGGTTTTGAATTTTTTAGTATCGCTTGTTGCCATTTTGTTATAAGCATTATATTCAGTAGAGAAAAAAGTAAATTTATCTGATAATGTTTTGACAGCCTTAACAAATGCATTTGCAGTTGCGGAATCAGTAGGCATTGCAAGATTTGTTGTAGTTAAATGTCCGTCATTAATAGCAGTTGAAATAGTGCCCTTTGTCCATTCGTACTCTGCAACTTCGTTTGACCTATAAAGGTTATCAACAATTCTGCTAACAAGCGTACCAAAGTTATCCCAACTAGAAAATGCCATTTGCAATTCACTTTCAATATTTGTAACTTCAAAATCTTTTTGACGATTTACCCTATAATAAGCAACTTTCAAATCTGGTGCTTCATTTGTCAAAAGTCTACTACCGCTTACATCGTAATCTTTTTCTGTCTGCAAATTAATAGCAATCTCTCTCACATCACTACCTAAAATAGAATCACCACGTTTGAACATTGAAAGTGGGTTTTTATAACTTCTGTATTCAACATAAGTCATTCCAATTAGGTTAAATAAAGTAGTGTAAAAAGCATTAGCCAATTCACTCCACTGCAAAATCGGTTTTCCTACATCTTGAATATTAGTTGCGGTTGCTTGTGGAATACTCGCCCTTAAAGTTGGTGACATATTCTCTACTACTGTATTTACTACTTCTGCTCCATTTTCTAAATTAACTCCCATAAAAAATCACTCCTAATCAAATTTAATAAAATCTTTAATATTTCTAGGTTTATCTTCTTCGGGTTCTGGTTCTGGTTCTTTTTCAAATCTAGAAACAAACCCTTTTGACAATAGCAAATTGCTATTAGCGTCTTTTAATTTTGAATTATAGTCTTGCAATTCCTTTATTTGTTGCTCTTGTTGTGTGTTTACTCCTTGTAACGATTTTACACTTGTCATTAAATCATTTAGTTCAACACTTATGTTTTCGTTGTTTGTAGTCTTTTCTGCAATGGTTTGAAATAATTCGTCGATTGTCATTACTTAATCACCTCTAAATATTTTTTATCAATTGCACTTGTTGTAATTCCATCTCTACCTATTACAATGCGGTTCTTTCTAATTTTCCCAATACTTAATACTTCATAGTATTCATAATATTGTTTGAATTTTTTGTTAGTTCCATATATAATAGGTTTAAGAACCTTTACAACACTGCCAACTTTTAACTCTTTTTTTATTCCATACATTTTTCCTATAATATCTGGATAATCCTTATAAGCATAATTATAATCTAAGTTTCCGTTTCTGTCAACCTTAAATTGACGTATTCCATGAGGAATTATTTTTTGCAAATCTTCATCTTTTTTCTTTGTCCAATCTGCAAGCCATTTGTCAAAGCGTGTTAATCTTTGCAAATCTAATTTAGATTTAAAATAGCTTGTGCTTGCATAAATAACAGCATAATATCCTGCTTTTTCTATTTTATCACAAAATGCAATACAAATATCTGTGCGCTGTGCAATCGTTAGCTTGTCAAGTTTTTTATCCTCAATATCAAATGCAATAGGATACATTGGTCTATGCCCTTGATTTGATATTTTGTCAACAATTGATAAACAAAAATCTGCTTCTGCTTCTGCCATTTTAGTATCAAGAGCATATGTATAATGATAAAATCCAAACGGTATTTTTGCCTTGATACATTTTTTGGCATTGTTATAAACTTGTTTGTCTTCTTGCTTGTCCTTGTTAATGCTTCCATAACCTGTCCGAATCATAACAAATTCAAAATCGTCTAATCGACTACTCTTGAAATCTCCGTTATGTTCGGATAAATCAATCCCCAATCTTTGCATTTTCATCTTCCTCTTTTCCTTTTAATATATCAATAGCATTTGTGATAACTTTAGGAATTTTTACACCGATTAATCCTAAGTTTTCAATAATGCTAATGACTTCGTTTGTAATGAATGAAATTATAACAACATTTCTAATATAATTTGTTTTTAACACATAGTCTAACATATTAGCGACTATCACACAAATTATAATACAAACTTTTTTAATCAAACCTTTGAATCCAATTTCAGATGATAAACCACCTGATTCTGTTTTCTTTGATTTTTTAAATACACCTGATAATATTAATCCTGTTATGTAATCAGTACACATAAATATTAATAGAATTATGAAAGGCATTGTTATGTCACCTATCAGATATAAAATTGCACTGCTTACACAAGCACAACAAAAACAAAAAATATCTTTCATCTTATCAACTCCTGTACATCAATCGGACAAAATCCTTTATTAGCTTGTTTACAATAAATACAATATTCTGCGATTCTTCTACTAGTTGTTAATGGTAATTCAAATATTTTATGAATGAAAGTTCCTACTTCCTTTATTGTGAATCCCATTTCATAATAATGATTAGAATAATTATACATTCTTCTGTTTATTACCATTTTGATATCACACTTTCATAAACTTTTTTAATTTGCAAATCTTCAAAGTAAACTCTACCATAGCGATACATTTTTCCTAAATTTTCAAGCTGGAATATTCCCCTTACATTTTTAGTGAATATTGTTGCTCCTTTTAAATCTGTATTACTTAATGCGAATTTAATTGAATTTGTTCCATTACAACTATATTTATTTGTTATAAAATAATAACCACTTTCGTTATCAAACCAAACACCTACTTGTAACCCATCAAGAATCATATCAAACTTGTATCTAGCATTTGAAGTTTTTTCTGCAATAAAGTCATAGCTATCTAATTTAAACTGATTATCTAAAGCAAAGTTTCCGTAATTCGTTTTAGATAATAGTTGACCCGAACGTGTTTGTTTTATCTGCTCCCGATATTTAACGCTGTTTGTTTTCATCGCTATAATATCCTCATTTTTCCATATATTTCCCTCATCAAAATTTATGCCAAAATAAGTGAAATACGGATTAATTACAGAATAAGCATTACTTATAAAAATTACCTTAACACCTCTAAACCTGTCAACGGTACACCAAAAATGTAAAAAATAATCTTCAACTTCATTATTTAAATAATGATATGTTCCCTCTTTCATGGTAAATTCATCAAATATAATTGTACCCACTTTAGGTGTGGCAACACTAGCTTGTACAACAGATTGAGTTAAGGCATGAGCAAATCCCATATACTTACCATTCATATAAAAACATTTATTCTTTTCTGTTATTTCCCATTTCGGGTTATTTATTTTCAACGGTTCGAACAGAGAATTTACTTTTTTAATCTCTGTTTTAAATCTTCTCAAATATATAAATTCCTCACAGTATTTTAAATAACGCTTTACAACGTATTCTAATGCACCGTAAGTTTTTCCGTTTCCACGTTCACCAACAATAAAGTTAAATAATTTGTTGTACGACAAAACATCGTTTATATTAAAATATTCCATTTTACAAGATTGGGAAAAGTCTATAACATCTAGTACCACCTAGACAATCATTATCGGCAGTTCTCCACTGTGGTTTCCGAACATGATATGTTATGACTTTTTCCCTTTCTCTCCTTTCATTATACTACTTTTGTTAGCGTTTGTCAACCCTTTTATGGTAAATTCTGTATTTTTTAGCACTACCCCACCCTTGACTTGTTTTGGCTGTAACTTTCCAGAATATACACTGCCAATATTAAATTTTTTAATAGTAAATGTCTTTTTAGCTGATTTAGGTAATCCAGCAACGGTTATATTACGCTCCAATTTATTACTATTAGGTTCTGTACCGTAATCAACATAACATTTTTGCCTTAAGTATTTACAATATTTTATGTTAAATTCATGTTTCCAATATCCTAATTTAGCATTATCTAACGGTATAAAATCTGGAATATCACCTATTGCGTGTATACTATCTGTGTCGCTGTAAATATATTTTCCTGTTTCGTGTATTTTTTGTGCCATTCTTATTGTTTCGTTTCTTGCCCATGCTGTGATAAATACTGCACATGGAATGTAAACGGGTTTTCTTTCTTCTTCCTCTAACTTCTCAAATTTTAACACACCATTTTCTAATACTGGTTTTTTACTTCTACCCTTTGGTGATGTTCCAAACTTTCCATATAGGCTATTTAACAAAAGTTTAGCTATTAGTGTCATTCCTTTGTTTCCTTGTAGCTTACTTTCTACCTTTACCTTGCTCCATTTGTTAATGTATTTATCGAACATTCCTTTTTGTGCTCTAAACTTCCAGCCGTCTATAAACTCAATATTATAAACATCGTAATGTTCATAAAACAAACACAAATCAACATTTGTCAAATATAAATCAGGATATTCAAAACCGCTGTCTGTTATGTATTCGTTCGCTATAAATGATAAATTGTTTTTTAATTGTATAGTTGGAATGTGACCTTTTTTTACAGTAAATTGCGCTCTTAAATGCTGAATATAGAGAGGATAATATCTATCATATTCATATTGACTTTGAAAAAATACTGGGTGTGAATACGGCAAAGGTTTCATTAACATAACACTAGGATAAAGACTATTATAGTCTATAACAAATCCATCTTCTTTTATTAATTTTCCTGCAAATTTTGGATTTAAATACGTAAAACCACCTCTATATGCTTTCCTTATATCTGAATCAATATTAACATCTAATTGTGGAAAAAATTGTCTGAAATGTTTTTCACCACCTATAATTTGTTTATAATTATATAATGCATTACTTCCTTGTGTCATTTTCTTTAAATTTTGTTCAAAGAAATAATCTAAAGCTGTTGCAACTATCTTTATATCGTTTAATAAATAACTTTTTTCTTGTTCTGTCATTATATGGTTTTTACTTCTATATTCGTTATAGTCTATTTCTTCTTTTTGAAATGGCATTCCGAAAGATTTTGCTATTTGTTCTACTGTCAAATTAATTATTTTTAAACTATCGTAAATATCAACCTTTACTTTTTTGTTGACATAAAATGATATGTTGTAGTATTTTATATCTTCTGATATCATAGTTGTAAATGTATTCATTTTTAATTCTTGCTTTTCTTTTACCCATGTATAACCATTTGAAAGCAAATAATTTAAAATAAAACTACCGTCAAATTTGAGATTGTGAAAATATATTTTTGAATTTTCTTTTAATGTCTTTAAATGTTCAAAAAAGGACTCTATGCTATTACCAAAATTTGCAAATGTATATGGTATATCACATATTCCCCATGCCCATACTCTACAATCATTTTCGTCTGTTATAGTTTCAAAGTCAGCACTAAACAACATCAACCCCAAATCCTTTGACTAGTTCTACAAGTTCAGTTAGTCTTTCACGTTGTTGCAAAACTGTATAATTTTCGTTTAAAATTAAGTGTAAATCTTCACCAATATTTCTTAGAAAATCAATAAATTTTTCCGCTGGAATTTTTGAAATAACGTCTTTTAAATCTATTGTTTGTATATTTCCATATTCATCTATGTATTCACTACCTACTTGGTATAATGATTTTATAAAATTATCTTTATATAAATTGTTTCTGTATTTACTATAACTAGGAAAACTCCTAAATTGTACAGATTTTAACATTTTTCTAAAATCTGTTACTTTATCATATTCATTATATTTTTTATTAATCGGACGTAATTCGTTTCCAATATCCCCACCCATTTGAGCATATGAAAATTCAGTTCCTTTGAATGGTGTTTTTAACATAATGTCTAATTCTTTTAATTTTAATTTATTTACAATTTTTACATCTTTGTTATATTCATCTATCGCCCATTTATTTAAAGTTAATCCAGATTTAGTTTTTATCGGTTTAATATTTTCGTTTATAAATAATTTATCTATTGATAATGTTAATTTTTTTAAATCTTTAGCAGTTAATATTACATCTTTTAATTTACTAGTTTTTAGTGTATCTTTATATAAATTTTTTAGTTCGGGATATTTATTTTTTATTCTTCTGATTTTTTCATTATATCTTTTAACTTGTTTATTGATTTCATTTGAAAATTGATTATATTCTCTGTGTCTTTTCGGCATAGAATCACCCCACAACATTCTATTTTAAAATCATTAACTATTTTAGAATACAACAACAAATATGCCATTTCATCAGTTATATTTAATCCATAAAGTTTTTTATAACGATATTTCAAATTGTATATAACATTTTTACTGTCTACTTTTTGCTTAAAATATATTAATTGTTGTGGGTTTGAAAAATAAAATTTTAAATCATTGCTAAATTGATAACTAAAATTATCCATATAATCACCTAATTTAAAAGGCGGATAGCGATTCAATATCCGCCTTTATATTATTTTACAAACAACACAAAATATAAGTATCTAAATTATTTTACTATTGGCTCAAAAGTCAAAATGCTTCTATCACCTTTGGTAATTTGTTTTACCTTAAATTTAATAGGTTTTTCCCAATCGTGAGGATTGCCCAACAGTTCAACAATTCTTTTTACTGCTGTGAATACTCCAAACGAAACAGCAACATAACTTTCGCCTTTGTCGTCAACAATAATTGTTCTTGGACAAGTCTGGTAAATATCCTTTCCGTTTTCGTCTTTTTCTTCCTGCAAAACATTTACAGTTTCAATGTAAATATCTTTAATTGTAATTTCCATATTTACGAAATCTTTGATTCGGTGGTCTGGTGTATTCGTTGCTTTTAAAACTTTAAGTCTATCTTCCATAGAATCCATTTTAAAAGATGATACCAACATTTGTGAACCGTTATCCAATACATTTTCTTTAATTTGCAATTCGTTACTCATTTTAATACACTCCTTTTAGTTATTCGACAACATGAGAATTAGCGATAAAATCATCAAGTGCCATTTCCCTTTTTTCTTTGACTTCCTCGGTTTTCATGACTAAACAATTGTTTACAGACTTCAAAAGCTCTTTTCTAGCTTTATTTTCGTTACTTTCTGTAACATTGAAAACCTTTTCTTTTGCTTCTCCACCCTCATTGACTAAACAAGTAAATTTGTAATAAGTCAATGTTCTTGTAAATTTTAACATTTTGCTTACTTCCTTTTCTTTTATATTTGCGAATCGCTACAATGTTTCATGTGAAACATTGTTTCGTCTTAATTTTCAAAGACTCGTCAGGCGATTTATTTCATCTTCAATATTATTCAAATGCTTTTCTATTAGTTCTAAATTTGTTATTTCCCACCAATTATCTATACAATTTTTCATGAAATGAGTTTTAAGTATATCTAAGGTATATCTGATTCCATGAATGTCATTATCAATCATTTTATAACACCCACTTTAATTTTTCCTTTGTCAAGGACAGTGTATTTTTTTACTTGTCCGTAAATCCTATCTTTATTAAATTGCAAATAGTTAGTTAAATCAGAATATGTTTTAAACTCTTTTGTAACCTGACGATATCCTTTTTTAAATCGTTCGTCTTTTAACATAATTCTTAATATCATAATTACACCCACTTTCATTTACTGCAACACCCTTTCGGGTGTTTCGTCTTAATTTTCAAAGACTCATCAGGCAGTTTTCATTAATTCTCTGGCAACATATCCAACTTGCCTTTTGTATATTTCCCACATTTTAGAATCCGATATTTTATTATTTTCGAATGTTTTATAGCCTGCCTTAATATACATTTTCCTAATTTCCCAGTAATAAATTAACATGTTTCCATATTGCGCAATATTATAATCTGGTTCATTCGGATAATCTTGCATATAACGTGCTATTTCTGGCAATTCTAAGTATTTTAAATTATCCTCGATTTGATTCAACACTGCGTTCAATTTTACATTTTTACTGTACTTCATTTTTTGTTTCCTCTTTTCATTTTATTATTCGGTTTAAAACTCAACTGGATTTTTTCCGAAAGCTAATGCATTAATTATAAATGACAATGTATTTATTTCATGATATAATTCATCTAAAAAATAAGTATGAACTAACCAATCATTAAGATACAAAAATACTGCTGGTTTTCCTGCACAGGTAGTGCCTAAAAATTTTACTTTTCTGTTTGTTGTTTCTTCAATTTCGCTAGTTAATTTTTGCAATTCGTACATTTTCATTTTTTGTTTCCTCTTTTCTTTAATTTCTGGTCGCTTAGCTTGTCGCTTTCGCTTCCCTCTCTTGATTACATTTATAGTATACTCAAATATTATGAACTCCGTATTGTATTTTTGTGAACAATTTGTTAACATTTCTGAGCACAAAACATGAAGTTAACTTCACATGGGAACCCACCGCCAAGCCACTGGAAAAAACTTATCC